GGTCACCTCAGAATGAGTGTTTGCCTCATTTGTGCATTGTCCGGGAATAATTGGCCGGACACCGGACACCTTGACACCGCGCTTTTGCCACATCCCACGCCCATGCCGTCCGTCCGCGAAATTGCAGCACATCTTGGAATATCGAAATCTCGCGTTGCGGAGCTGACGAAGGTCGGGATGCCTACGAGCACCATGAAGGCCGCCGAAAGGTGGCACGAGAGCCGAGAGAAGAAGCGCGTCGCCACGAACGGCAGGAAAGACGAGCCCGAGAAGCCGGGGCGCGGCAGGCCGAAGGCCGTCAGGACTCCATCGAAGACCGGCGACTCGCTGCTGGACGCGCTCAATAACGCCATCGCGGTTTCGGATGGAGCCTTTGAGGAGTACGAGCTGGCAAGGGTCGGGAAGTTGCCCACGAGGTCCGCCCGCATGTCCGAGCACAGCAAGGCTCTGGAAGCCCGCCTGAAAACCGAGAAGGCGTACCGCGAGGAAATGGAGAGGCGTTGCTTGCTGGTGGAGAAGAGCGCCATCACCGAGAAGGTTCGACGATCGCTGGAGCCAGCGCTTCGCCGCCTGAACAAGCTCGCGTCCGAATGCGGCCCCCAGTGCAACGAGCAAGAGCCCCTGAAGGCCGTCACGATCCTCCAGAGAGCCGTGGACGAAATCAAATCCGCATTCCACAATGCCATCACTGCTGCCCAATAGCGCGAACGAGGGGGAGTCATTCCGCGCGATCGGCGCTCCGTGGGCTCCGGTCAAAACCGAGTCGGTCTGTGACTGGGTGGAAAGCAACGTCGAGCTTCCGACTGGCGCGATCACTGGAAAGATGAACTTGGGTTACATGCCCTACGCCCGAGAGATCCTTGAACGCTACGGCAGCAAGAACACTCGGCATCTGGTGCTGGAGTTTGCCACGCAGCTCGGGAAGACCACCATCCTCTCGGCCGGGATGCTCTACCGCATCGCGCGGGAACCCGAGGACGCCATGTGGGTCATGGCCAACGCAGATCAGGCCCGAGACTTCAACAAGGAGCGGTTTATGCCGTTCGTCCGACAATGCAAGCCGGTCCTCGATCTGGCACCAAGGACCACCAAGGGAGCGATCGACAAGCACCTCTGGGGCTTCACCTCCCAGCACTACCTCTCGATGGTGTTGAACTTCGTGGGCGCAGGTAGCCCAGCGAACCTCGCATCCCGTCCCCGAGGGTTCATCCAGATGGACGAGTGCGACAAATACTACGACCAGCTCGGCTTCGACGCCGGAACCATCCAGCTCGTCGAGGAGCGGCAGAAGACCATGCACTTCCCGATCTCGGTGAAGGCGAGCAGCCCCACGCTCATCGACCGGATGATCCACGTCGAGTACCTCAAGACCGACCAGCGGCAATTCTGGGTGCCGTGCCCAAGGTGCGAGCAGCCCATCCTGCTGAAGTTCCGAGTGAAGTCCGAGAAGCACGGGGACTGCGGACTTCGGTGGTGGCAGGAGCACGAAGACGAGGCGAAGACCGATGGCCAGTGGGACTTCAGGAAGATCCGAGCAAACGCCTTTTTTAAGTGCCAGTGCTGCGGAGGGAAGATTCACAGCTTTGAGCGGCAAGACATGCTCGTCGAGGCGGCCCAAAACAAGGACTACGGATGGAAGCCGCAGAACGAGCGCGCAGAGACCGGCCGCTACGGCTACCAGCTCTCCTCCCTCTACTCGATCCTCGGGAACGAAACCTCATTCGCTTCGATCGCCGCGAAGTGGATCATCAGCAAGGGGCTCAGATCAGACCTTCAGAACTTCGTCAACGGCTGGCTGGCGGAGCCGTGGGACGAGGCGCAGGCGTACGACTTCAAGGAGGTCAAGCTGGAGATCTTCCGCCCCCACGACATCCCGGAGGACTCCGTGCCGCTCATGGCTGCGGACTGTCAGGAGCTTGGATACTGGGTGCTCATCCGCAGGTTTCAGCGCCCATCTCCGCAGTTCCCGCATGGACAGTCGTGGCTTCTCTTTGCCGGGTTCTGCCAGACGATCGAGGAGATGGTGGACCTCCAGCGGGAGTACAACATCGAGGGGGAGAACGTCACGCTGGACATGGCGCACCGACCGAATCAGGTCGCCCGAGACATCATCAAGAACGGATGGCGTGGCGTGTGGGGATCGGACACGAAACGCTTCCAGCACGTCGTCGATGGGCAGAGGGTTCTGCGTCCTTACTCCGTCCCGCAGTTCCGCGATCCGATGCTTGGAACCTCATGGGCCAACAGGACGTTCAAGAGGGCCGTGTTCGTGCTTTTCTCGAAGCAGGAGGCGTTGGATATGGTGGCGTCGCTTCGGTATGCGGAGCCAGCCATCTGGCACTGCACGGTGAATGCCCACCCGGACTACGCGCGGCACCTCAACTCCCGCGTGAAGCGTCAAGAGAAGAACAAGAGGACCGGGAAGGTTGAGTGGCGGTATCACGAGCTTCATCAATCGAACCATCTGGCAGATTGCGAATCCCATGTGACCATTCGAGCGCTACAGCTTGGGCTTCTCGCTCTCCCGAATCAGACAGAGCAGCACCACGCGATCTGAGTAAAAAAGATTCTCGATCTTTTTTCTGGACATCCGAATCCGCCTCGCGTAATTCTCCCTTCGTTACGAAAAATCGCCCCTTCATTGTGGCGCGTAAGCAAAGTCAGAAAACCTCAAACCCACACCCATCAAACCCATGAAGAAAAACACCATCACGCAAGTCGCCTTCGCTAAACTGGCGACAGCGTTCGCGGCAGCCAAATCGGAGATCGAGGCCCAACTTCGAGTCAGGACCATCACGGAGATGGCAGCCGAGCGCAGCATCCCCAAGTCCACGTTCAAGAACCTGTGCGAAGCCGTCGGCATCGACGTGCGCGCCTGCTTGTTCCCGGTGAAGACGGCGAAGCTGAACCAGTCAGCCGATGCGAGTCACGTCGTCCAAGACATCATCAAGCAGCTCGCGGATGTCTGTATGCACCTCAACATTGAGCCCACCCACATCGCCAAATACCTCAACTGACCATGACTCAACTCATCACAGTCCCCGCGATCGGAGCGACCCCGCAGATCGCCATCAACCCGGAGGGAGAGAAGCTCAAGCAATACCTTCTGTCCGCCTCGTCCGAGGTCACGGTCGTCGCGTCGGACATCGGAAGGGATTCTGCGATTCAGATCGCAGGCACCATCAAGACCCACCTCGCCGCCGTCGAGAAAGAGCGCGTCGCCATCAAGGAGCCCTTCCTCACCGCAGGTCGCGCCATCGACGCCGCAGCCAAGGCCCACGTCACTGAACTCGAAACCGAACTCCGCCGCCTCAACAACCTCGCCGGAGCCTACGAGGCCGAGAAGCAGCGCCTCGCTCGCATCGCAGAGCAGCAGCGCGCAGCCGAGGAGGCCCGCCTTGCCCGCGAGAAGCTGGCAGCGGAGCGCGAGGCCGCCCGTCTGGTAGAAGAGGCCCGCAGGAAGGCTGAGGCTGCGGCAGCCAAGGGTCGCGAGCTGACCGACGCTCAGAAGGCAAAGCAGATGGAGGAGCAGATGGAAGCCGCCGAGAAAGCCGAAGCCGCCGAAGCGGAAGAGCGTCGCATCGCCACAGAGCGCAGCATCGCCGCCCAACAGCAGGCTGAATCCAAGCCGACCGGAGCCTCCCTCCGCACCGAACTGGAAGTCACCGTCCACGACATCAAAGCCCTCTACGCCAAGGAGCCCGCTTGCGTGAAGCTCACCGCCGACATCTCCATGATCAAAGCCTTCCACAAGGCAGGCAGGGAGCTTCCGGGTGTCACTGTCACGGAGCGGCCTGTCTTCGCAACCCGAGCAGCACGATAATTTATGGCATACGAACAAAAACCAAACTCAGGCACCCTTTGGGTCAACGACAGGAAAGAAAAAGAAACCCACCCCGACCGCAAGGGCGATGGACTCATCCACTGCCCTCATTGCAGTCACAACTTCGAGGTCTGGCTCTCAGGCTGGATCAAGACGAAGAAGGACGGAGAGAAGTTCCTCTCCATGTCCATCAAATCCAAGGAAGACCCCGGCGCTGCTCCGGCGCAAAAGGAAGCAGCAAGAAAACCAGCAGCACCACCCCGCCCGCCAGCCGACCCGGACCTTGATGTGTCCGATTCTGATATTCCATTCTGAAATACAAATCCATGAACGAACAAAATCAATCAATCCTATCACCAGAACCACGCTTCGGACCCAAGCTCGCCACCGCGCTCGCGAAGGCCCACGAGAACATCGGTGCAGCAGTCAAAGGTGCAGCCAATCCATTCTTCAAGTCGAAGTACGCCACCCTTGGGGACGTGCTCGCCGTCTGCAAGGAGCCGCTCTCATCCAACGGACTGAGCATCCTGCAACTGGTCGGCGCTGACACCAATGGCGCGTATCTGGAGACCATCCTGCTGCACTCCAGCGGAGAATACATCGCCTCCACGATGGCCGTGACACCCACGAAGGCCAACGACCTTCAGGCCCTCGGGAGCGCCATCACCTACTGCCGCAGGTACGCCCTTCAGTCCATGATGTGCATTCCGTCCGTGGACGACGACGCTGAGTGGACCGAGAGGGCGATGAAGAACCGCCCTGAAGCCCCGCAGTCGCACGATCTGGAGGCCATGCAGCTCATCCTCAAGCAGCACGAGGAAAACGCGATGGCGGCCACCACAGAGAGCGAGCGCAAGCGGTATCAGGGGCTCGCGGCCGACATGCGGATCGTCATTCAGGAGGCATGGGATAAGCAGAAGCCGGTTGACCTGAAGAAGATCAACAAGGAGATCGCGGACGCCGCAATCGCGCAAGGCACTCCGAAGGAGAACATCCGACCGATCGTGAAATTCGAGCCACCCGACGAAGTTCCAATGACCCACGCCACCGACCCCGTGAAGACCGTCGAAGCCAAGGTCGATCAGGTCGAGCCCCCGAAAAAGGAGACCAGAAGGGTGCCCGAGAAGCCCGACGCTCCCGAGCCAACAGAGAAGAAACCCGCGAGTGGGTCAAATGACCCACTGGTGACTGAATTATCAAAGTGGGCTGACTACCGTGTCCATCTCACCACCTCTACGGCCTTTCACAAGACCCTCAAGGAGTTCAGCCAGCCGGAGATCGCCATCCTCTACAAGAAGCGCAGTCTGCCCTTCCTGAGCTCGGATGACTCAGCCCTGAAGCTGGAGGCAGAGATGATCCGGCAAGCCCACGACTCCAAATGAGCGAGATCCAAATACTCGCAGCCATGTTCGGGGTCTTCTCGATCCACTTAGCGTTCATATTCAACACACTCCAGAAAATCGAGCGCAACACCCGCCCGCCCAAACCCGACATCAAATCCTTCATCAACCGCAACACGAAAGGAGACAAATGACATCCTACAAGGAACCGCTGAAAATCATCATCACGATGTCCTCGACAGAGCTTCGCGATCTGGCGAACAAGTGCGAGCGGGTTGCCGCTACTTGCCGCCCCGGACAAGCGACGTTCGTGGACTTTCTGGCCTACGAGAAAGACTACGTTGTGTGCCTCAACTTCGATCAAGAAAAAACCCCCGGCTCATCCAATTACAAACCATGAAATTCAAAAACCTCAACACCGAGGCTCGCCAGATCCTCAACGACAAATGCGCCAAGTCCTGTGAGACATGGGCCAAGAATCCAGTCCTTCACCCAACCGTGGACACCTACTACGAAGCCTTCACCAAGGGAGCCAAGGCAGCCCTGAGCCTGCCGGTCATGACCTTCAGCGAGGCCGCGGCGATCGTGAGCCACCTTGGGGCGAGCGGCCCTCGGGTGGATAACGAGTGGACCGAGCGCGCATGGAAAGCCATCCAGCACGGAGACGCCACAACCGTCGAGGACGCCCTCAAGCTCACTGAGAAGGCCGATCCGCCATCAGACCCCGATCCCGACGAACAAACCCCGCCAGCAGCCTCACAGGAAGCCGCTGACCCGGATAAGGAGGACGCGCAGTGAGCGACGACGACCTGTTCAGCTACGCAAAGCGAATCCGGTTCAATGACATGACCCAGAAGGACGCCGCCGAACTGAGGGCTGGTGTCCGCGAGGTGATGGACTTGATGCGGGACGGCCAGTGGCACGACAGGGAGGAAATTATCCAAGCCGCCAAAGGCAGCGAGGGCCTGCGCCGGATGCGAGAGCTGCGCAAGCGGGGATTCAGCGTTGAAAAGCAGCGCAAGCCAGAAACAAGGAGCTGGAGCTACCGGCTCATCAAAAAATGAGCACCAAACTCCAACCCGGAGATCGCGTCTCCTTCAAAAGCTCCACAAGCAACCGCCGCCTCAAGGGAACCGTGGTCGAAAGCCTCGACCTCCGCATCCGCGGGCAGGAGCCGATGATCCCCGTCCGCCGCTTCATCAACCGCAAGAACCCGAAGATCCAGCTCGACCAGCACGCTCCCATCGGCGGGCGTGAGAGGTGGTTCAAAAGGTCTGAACTCAGGAAACTCCCACGATGACCGACACACCCGCACCTGAAACAACCGCCAAGCTCGCCGCAGCTACCGAGGATTCCTCGGCAACTGCGTCGCCGCCGAGCGACTGGCCAGCCTTCGCCCGCGCGCTGGAGATCCAGCGCAACGCAGCCCGCGCCGAGCGGGACAGGCTGCTTTCGGAACTGGCGGACGAACGCGCGAAAAAATCCGACGCGCAGATCGCGGCCGTGCAGGACATTACCCGGCTTGCCGCCAAACACAACGCAGTCCGCGCCAACAATCGCGAATTGAAGGAATTGCTCGTACTTTTGGCGCGTGCAATCCACGATGAGAACTGGAAGGAAATCGGAAACTTGGCGCCACGCATGAACGCAGCCCTCGCCACACCGCAATGACTGACATCCCCGACTCCCACATGCCCAAACCCAAAAAGCGCACCATGATCCCACGAGACGCCGCCAGACACATCACCAACCGCATCAGGAAGGCCACCAGAGAGTCCAAGCGGGCCAGCCAAGCCCGCGAGGCCAAGGCGTCCTACGAGATGCTCCAGCGCCACGCAAACCAGCTCGCGGAGCACTTCGGCAACGTCCAGATCGTCGCCACCAAGATCGACGCCGCGGGCAGTACGCTGGACTTCGCGGCCGGTTCCGGAGATCTCCACGCCCGCGTCCACATGGCCGGGTGCTGGGTGGACCGGATTGAGGGGCACTATCGGGAGAGGATGTGAAAGTTTCTTGACTCCCCCGAGTAGCCCGCCTATACCCATCACTGCCGCGTGGAACCGGCTCCAAAATCACATGCACAACAACCTTTTCAGCCCGCCTCGGGCAACTCACGTCTCCGTGCAGGAGTTCCACCGTGAATCCGGGGCGGGCCTTTTCTTGCCCGAATGAAAACCATCTATAGAAGCCCTGAGTCCCTCAGGCATCAGCAATTCGGAGACCTCGCTCCTTCTCAGTTTCTCGCTCTGTTCAGCAGGCCGATTTCGTATCACAGGAAGCTCGTGGATGTCACGGGGTCCGTCACCTCAGCCATCATGCTCGGTCAGGCGATCTTCTGGTCGGACATCACAGCCGACCCTGAGAAGTGGTTCTACAAATCACAGGAGGAATGGAAGAAGGAGACAGGCATGAACAGGGCCGAGCAAGAGGGGGCGCGGAAGATTCTCAGGTCACTCGGATTCTGGGAGGAGAACTACGAGCGCCTCACTCACCGGCTGTGGTTTCGAGTGAATCCAGAGAAGTTCCAAGAGGTAGTGGGGGCACTGCTGAATTCCAGCAATGGGGAATGCGGAAAGCAAGCGATGGCGAATCAGGATAATCAGCAGTCGTCTAATAGTGCAGAGATTACTACAGAGACCACAAAGGAACTCTTGGTATTGGAGAAGGAACCATCGAAGAAGCCAGCAACCATCCTCGACCACCTCACTCCTCAATTCGACACTCCTGAATTCAAGGAAGCATGGGAGGGATTCGTCGAGCACCGGAAGAAGGTCAAGGCACCTCTCACCAGCAGAGCAATCCTACTGCTCTCCAAAGACCTTCGCCAATGGGGATGCCAGAAGTCCATCGCCTCCATCGACCAGACCGTGAAGAACGGGAAGTGGACCGGGCTGTTCGAGCCCAAAGACTTCGCGCACCCGATGAACGGCAGTAAGACCCCGCAGTCACCCGCCGGATACCCAGACTTCCTCGCCTCCCCTGAGGGCCAACAGTACGCCGCCCAATACCCGCGCTGGGAATCCATCCCTGCTGGCTGCGACTTCGTGAAGCGCGACTTCCACAACTGGATGAAATCCAAAGCATGAGCATGTTCCCACAAGACTTCCACCGCGAGATGCCGCAGGCCGCAGACGCAGAGAAGGGGCTACTGAGCAGCATCCTGATCGCCCCAGACGAGATCTTTGGGATGCTTCAGGAATCCAACGTCACCGCCGACATCTTCTACGTGCCAGCCCACGCTGAAATCTACAACGCTATCTTCCGAATCTGGACCGAGATGGAGCCGTGCAACTTCATCACCATCGCGCAGCATCTCCGGAACCGACACAAGCTCGATCAGGTCGGAGGCCCTGCCGCGCTGAGCGAACTCTTTACCTTCCTGCCCACCGCGGCGAACGCGAAGCACTACCTCGGCATCCTGTTGGAAAAGTTCACCCTCCGAGAGATCATCAAGACCTGCAACGAGTTTTCGGCGCGCAGCTACGATGAACCCGAAGACCCGGCCGCCCTACTCGGAGAGGTAGAGAAGCGAATCTGCGAAATATCCCGAGACCGCTTCGCAGAGAAGCACGTCCCAACCACACAGCTCATCCTAGAGTGCGCCGCACGGATTCAGAGGCAGCTCGATCGCAAGGGCGAGATGGACGGTGTCTCCACCGGGTTCCGAGCACTCGACCGGATGCTCTTCGGCATGAAGAAACAGGAGATGTTCGTGCTCGCCGCTCGTCCGTCGATGGGGAAAAGCGCCCTCGCTATGAACATCGTCGAGCACGTCGCCATCGACCTCGAAATCCCCACCGCAGTCTTCTCGCTGGAGATGAGCACCGCCCAACTCATCGACCGGGCAGTACTCGGTCGCGCTCGGGTGGACTGGGTGAAGGCTCGCAACGGGTTTCTGGCCGAGCGGGACTACCCAGCGATCACGATGGCGCTCTCCACCTTCCGGCAGGCCCCGATCCACTTCTGCGACAAGCCGAACATCAGCCCAGCCTACCTCGGGGCCGTACTTCGCCGCTGGAAGAAGACCCACAACATCGGATTCTGCATGATCGACTTCCTTCAGCATCTCAAAGGCTCCAAAAACTACAAAGGGGACAACCGCCAGCAGGAAGTGGCAGAAATCAGCTCCGGCATCAAGGCGCTCGCCAAGGAACTCGACATCCCGATCTTGATCGTCGCCTCACTCAACCGGAATGCCGATTCCCGCACCGGAAACGCCCGCGGCGTGCCTCGGCTGAGCGATCTGAGGGAAAGTGGCGCAATCGAATCAGACGCCGACGTGGTGGCCCTCCTGCACCGGGAGGAGTATTACGCCGAGACCGACGAAGAGCGACATGAGGCCGCCGGGAAAGCCGTGCTGAACATCGCCAAGAACCGCAACGGCCCCACGGGCCCAGTCAACCTAACCTTCCTCAAGGAGTTCACTCGCTTCGAGGACAGAGCACAAGAAGAAGACAAATGCAGCTAACCCAAACCCAAGAAACCAACACACCATGATCCACAGAGAACAAGACATCATCAACTGGGGCATTGCCCGCAACCTCATCGGACCCACCGGAGAGGCCACGAAGCTCGGACAGCAGGAGAAAACAGAGGAGGAAGTCCGAGAGCTTTACGACGCCATCAGCAGGGTCGAATTCGGAATCGCCGAATACCAAGAGGAGGAGGCAAAGCCTGACGTACGCGACGCCATCGGAGACATCATCGTCACACTCGTCATGCAGGCCCAGATGTGGGGCCTCACCCTCACGGAATGCCTCGACGCGGCGTGGGATGAAATAAAAGACCGCAAGGGCCGCATGGTGGACGGCATCTTTGTGAAGGAGTCGAACGACCCAAGCTCTGCGACAAAAGCCAGAAACATGACGCCCGAAGAGTCGATGTTCATGGCGGAGTTTGTGCGCGCCGAAATGTCGGACGGCGAGGCTTTTGTTCGCAGCAGCGCGCTTGCTAGCCTTTGTGCCCGGTGGCGGGTAGAGGCTGCTCGCCTCGAAAACTCTATGGACGGCCAATACCATACCGACTCGGAAATGGCCGAGCGAGCGAACGCGCTCCGCGAATGCGCCGCCGCTCTCGAAGCAGAAATGGCGGGCAGCGAGGCTAACAGTAAATCCAACGAACCGGAGTCGCATAAATGATCGAAGGCCAAGACACCCTCATGGGCACCTACGAGGCCATGAACAAGAAGATCTACGATCTCCTCCCGACCGATCCGGAGTGCCAGCGCCTCTACATGAAGTGGAAGCGGGAATTCCGGGCCATCGCCCTCACGGGACGCCGGGAGCCCCAAGCGAAGATGGATGAGGTCTCGGCGACGTACCGCGAGCTGGTGATGAATTTGGAACTTGAAGGAATTGTGTTGACTCCCATTTCTGAGTCAGCTTAACTCCGAGTCCCATCACACCCATGCCCACCGTAGAATCCCATTCCGAGATCCTCCTCCGCGCCATCGTAGGAGCGATCTGCAAGAGGTCCAAAGACCACACAATCCGCTACAGCGAGGCAGGCAGCACATGGGTCATCATGAACCTCGACGAGCGGGATCAGGGCAGGCTCATCGGCAAGGGCGGGGCGACCTTCTACGCGCTCGAAACAGTCATGTGGTACGCGGGTCTGGCGCAGGGAAAGCCGGAACCCGTGAAGCTCGTCAGCCTCCCGAAGAGCGAGCGGACGCCTCCCAAGAGCCCATTCAAGCCGAACCCGAAGTGGGACCGCAAGGCACTCGGGAAGCTGGCGGACATCATCACCCTCGCCTGCACCACAAAAGCGGCATGGGTCATCGAGGATCAGAGCGATCACGAGGCCATCATCTCGATCCAGCTCGACAAGCGCAGCAAGGCGGCGATGACTGACCCCGATTTTGAGTTGAGCCTCAAGACCTTGATCCACAGCGCAGGGATGAGCGACGGAGCCAGTGTGACAGCGAACATCCTATGGAAGTAGCCGATCCAGATGAAGAAGAGCCAGCCGATCTCGCGGAATGCAGGAC